GTTATATACTAGAGTTACTTTAGGGGGCTCTATGATCATAGGCGTTTGCGGTTTTATTGGTTCTGGCAAAGATACAATTGCTGATTATCTCACTAACTTTCATGGTTTTCGACGAGAATCATTTGCAAACAGTCTTAAAGATGCTGTAGCTCATGTGTTTGGTTGGGACCGAACCATGCTGGAAGGTCGTACTAAAAATGCCCGAGAATGGCGCGAACAAGTAGATCCTTGGTGGAGCACACGTTTGAACATGCCTAATCTCACACCACGTTGGGTGCTTCAATACTGGGGTACTGAAGTATGTCGCAAGAGTTTTCACGATGACATATGGATTGCCAGTTTAGAAAATAAGTTACGCAACAGCCGAGACGATGTGGTCATTAGCGATTGCCGTTTTCCCAACGAAATTAAATCAATCAAAGATGCTGGCGGCATTGTGATTAGAGTTCATCGTGGCCCAGAACCTGACTGGTATGATGATGCGGTCAATGCTAATAAAGGCGAAGCTGGGAATTTTTCTTGGTCAACCAGCAAACACAAATTGGAAAAACTAGGTATTCACGCCAGTGAAACTGCTTGGGTTGGCACAAAATTTGACGCTGTCATGGATAATAATGGCAACATAGATGACTTGTTTGCTAGTGTTAAAGATCTGGTACAAGATCACCTTGGCGCCACTTCTCACCGGCCTTATGCAACACACGCTGACAATTTGCACATACCGTCTTGAGATTTAACGGCCTACAGTTATTTAAATCTCCGTCCACGTGAAACACCGCAAACACTTCTTTATGCGGGCTTTTGAACCCACATTTATCGCAAGTGTTCTTCATACGATATCCTGAGCGATACCATCTTGCCACGCCTTTCCCGTTAGTACACGATTCGCACTGACTTCTATAATAAGTGCGGCCATTTTTTTTATAGTTTACAGCGGCTGGTTTGATTCCGCAAGTGCATAATGGTCTCATACTTTATTTACACCTTTTTGAAACCTTTTTTTGGTTATTAACAAGGATAAAAATCCAAAATCCACTAAATACATTGAAGAACATGCACTCATGGAGATTAAAAAATGGCTCAACTTAGTTCACCAGGCGTAAGCGTAACAGTTATAGATGAAAGTTTCTATACACCCGCCGCAGCCGGCACAGTTCCGTTAATTGTTGTTGCTTCGGCAGAAAACAAACAAAACGGAGCGGCAACAGGTACAGCGCCTGGCACATTAAAAGCAAACGCTGGCAAAGTATACTTGTTAACAAGTCAAAAAGATCTATCAGATACTTTTGGTATTCCTAAGTTTTATACTGATGCAAATAATAATCCTATCCATGCTGGTGAACAGAATGAATACGGGCTAGCCACTGCATACAGTTTCTTGGGTGTGAGTAATCGTGCTTACGTTGTTCGTGCTGACTTAGATGTTGGACAACTCACAGGCACACCAACTATACCAACAAGTCCTGCAGAAAACGGAACATATTGGCTTGATACCACCGACACTAAATTTGGTGTGTTTGAGTGGAATGCCGGCGCGGCAACTGTGGCAGATGGCCAAACATTTGGTGTGCAGACAGTAACAGTAATTACAGACACTACCAAAGTTACTGCGGCACCTAACTATGTGCCATTATCCAGCGTTGGAGCAATTGGTGATTATGCCATGGTTGCTGTAACCACGCTAAACAAATTATATTTTAAGAAATACGCATCAGCAACTGCCGCAGGCACTTGGGTTGAAGTTGGTTCCACACAATGGGCCGCAAGTTGGCCAGCTGCCACAGGATCAATCGCCAACAGTTCAATTACATTGTTAACTGGTGATACCATTGTTGTCAACGGCACAAGTATTACTGGTGTCACCACACTGACTGCGCTGATTGCCGCAATCAATGCCAACTCCACAGTAGCAGCCGCTGGAATCACAGCCGCAATGATTAATGAAAAATTAAACTTGTTTTCAACAAGTGTGTCAATTGTGATATCTGGAACTACTGTGGCCAAAGTTGGCTTAACTGCCACAACATACATGGCTCCTGCCATGACAATGTCAGCACACACCAGTGTTCCCACTTACAAAATTACAGACAACACATCCACTGCCAACGGCCGTCCAAGTGGTTCAATTTGGGTCAAAACAACCAATGCAAATTCTGGTGCAGATTGGATTATTAAAAAATACAACAGCGCAACTGGTTCCTGGATTACTCAAACTGCAAACTTGTATTCTGATAATCAAACTGCATTGGCCAACTTGGATCCAAGCGGCGGCGGAATCAACTTGTCAGTTAATGCATTATATGTCAAATATAACGACGACGAAGGTGGTCCTGAAATTGCCACATTTAAAGTTTACAAACGTAGTGGTGTTGGTGCAACTGTTATTACCAGTTCAATTATTGGCACAAGCACATTCACAGCAGGCGGAAATGCATTTACAGTACAAGAAAGCGCAATTGGTAGCAGTAGCTTAACAACAGCAGTGACTATCTCATTTACTGCGGCAGGCACTGCGGCAGACTCAGACGCATTTATTGCTGCCTTTAGCGCCGCATTGCCTGATTCTAAATTAGTTGCCACAAAGAATGCTAATAATTCAATCAGCATTACTCACACAACAGGCGGTGATTTTAGACTAGTTGATACTACTAACTTACCATTGGCAAAAGTATTTTCAACCAGTACCACTGCTAATTTGTATCCTAACCCAGCAGGCACTGCGGCTAACTATGTTGCAAGTTTATGGTCAGCTGTTTCAAACGGCACTGCAATTGCAGCCGCAAGCGCAACGCCTCCAACAAACATTGCCGCAGATCAGCAATTGTGGTACAACAACGATATTGACGAAGTTGATATCATGGTACACAACGGTACCACATGGATTGGTTATAGAAACTACACACAAAATGCCGTGGGTGGAGATGCAACGGACCCAGCTGGACCTAAAGTCAGTGCCACACAACCCACTGTGCAAAGCGACGGAACTCCGTTGGGCAACGGTGATTTGTGGATTGACACCAGCGATTTAGAAAACTACCCATTAATCAAACGATACAATTATCTAACTAAAAAATGGGCATTGCTGGACAACGCAGACCAAACAACTGAAAACGGAGTATTATTCCGCGATGCACGTTGGAATACAGATGGCTTAACTGCTACCAAAGCAGAAATTAGCGATTTGTTGACCAGCAACTTCTTGGACTTTGATGCTCCAGATCCTGCATTATATCCAAAAGGTATGTTGCTGTGGAACTTGCGTCGTAGCGGATACAATGTATTGAAATTTGCTAGAGGTTATGTTGACACTACAGCACGTAACACACGAATGAGCAATGCATTAATGACCAGCTACTATCCACATCGTTGGATCAGTGCTGCCGCTAACCAAGTTGATGGCGCTGGAAACTTTGGCCGTAAGGCAGTTCGCGAAGTTGTACTTGCCGCATTGAACTCAGAAATCAACGCTAACCAACAAATCCGTGACGAAGAAAGTCGCGTGTTTAACTTGATGGCTTGTCCAGGATACCCTGAAACCATCACATCATTGGTTGCATTGAACTATGACAGAGGCATCAGCGCATTTGTAGTTGGTGATACTCCAGCCCGCTTGAAGCCAGATGCAACAACAATCAGTAACTGGGGCAACAACACTGACAACGCTGTGAACAACGGCGATGATGGATTGTTAACAACTGATGCATACTTGGGTATGTTCTATCCATGGGGTTACACCACAGACTTGCTGGGAAACAACGTGGTTGTTCCGCCAAGCTACATGATGTTGCGTACTATTGCACTGAGCGATAACGTTTCTTATCCATGGTTTGCGCCAGCAGGCACACGTCGTGGTGGTATTACTAACGTAAGCAGTGTGGGATATATTGATTCGTTAACTGGTGAATTCAATGCAACTGCATTGAACACTGGACAACGTGATACACTTGCAAGCATCCATGTAAATCCAATTACATTTATTACTGGAACAGGCTTGGTAAACTACGGACAATACACACGCCAATTAAGTGCTAGTTCCTTAGACAGAATCAACGTGGCACGTTTAGTAGTTTATCTACGTAGACAATTTAGTCAATTGGCAAAACCATATGTGTTTGAACCAAACGATACTATTACTCGTAATGAAATTAAACAAGCCGCAGAAAGTTTATTATTAGAATTAGTGGGACAACGGGCATTGTATGACTATCTTGTAGTTTGTGATACATCAAACAATACACCTGCAAGAATTGATCGTAGCGAACTATACCTTGATGTCGCAATTGAACCAGTAAAAGCTGTGGAATTTATTTACATTCCATTGCGTTTAAAGAATACTGGCGAGATTAAAGGTCTATAATAATTAGGAGAACACAATGTCAATTGCATCATTATCAAGATTTACAGTACCGCTAGCCAGTAACCAAAGCTCAAGTACTCAAGGCATGTTAATGCCCAAGTTAAAGTACAGATTCAGAGTCAGCTTTGAAAACTTTGGTGTTTCAGGCGGCACAGTAGAATTAACAAAACAAGTGGCTGATGTTAGCCGACCTGTTGTTAAATTTGCAGACCAAACTATTGAAGTTTACAACAGCAAGATTCACTATGCTGGTAAGCCAACATGGACCGCAGTAACAGTCAAACTACGTGACGATGTATCAAACAACGTGACTAAATTGGTTGGGGAGCAGAATCAAAAGCAGTTTGATTTCTTTGAACAAAGCTCTGCGGCCAGTGCTGGCGATTACAAGTTCCTTACACGTATTGAAATGTTGGATGGCGGTAACGGCACTAACACTCCCACAGTTCTTGAAACATGGGAATTGTATGGTTGCTATGTGGACAGCACAACTTATTCTGCATTAAGTTACACAGGCGCTGCCGATGTTGCCATGATTGATCTTAGTATTCAATATGACAACGCACAGCAAATTGGTCCAGGTGCTGGTATGGGAACTGAAGGGTTTGCACAGAAACGTGCAGGCACAGCCACAACTGGTGGCGGCGTTCCTTACAGATAATAAACAAACTAAAAACCCGCTTGTCGGGTTTTTTAGTGACTAGTCATTAACTACGTAGTTAATATTTAAGATAAATATTATCATGGCCTTTACACCCAACAAATATTTAAAAACTCATAGCCCTATGAGCTTTGTGTACTTACGAGATCAACGTCATGCAAGTCGTTTGTTTGCAGAAGATTCGTTTAGACTTGCACCAAAGTTTAGTCATTTATTTCATGTGTCATTCAGTATTAATCCAGCGGCGTTAAAAAGTATTGATTTGGTACAACGGCACAGGAACGAAATTAACATGCTGGTTAAAAGCATATCGTTACCCAAATTCACCATGGCCGCAGAAACAGCCAATCAGTACAATAGAAAAAAAGTAATACAAACACAACACAAATTTGAAAACGCCACTATTAAATTTCATGATGACAACATGGGGTTAATCAATCAAATGTGGCAAAATTACTACAGCTATTATTATGCAGATTCCACTAGTGCAAAAACAGGAACAGCATACAATAGAAATGCCACTAAGAATTTTGATTTTATTACCACGCCGTTTGGACTAGACAACGGCAGTAGTGTTCCGTTTTTTAATTATATAACAATCTATCAAATGGCTCGTCATGAATTTGTAAGCTACAAGTTACATAACCCTTTGATTGCCACATGGGATCATGCAGGATTAGATTATAGCGGTCAAGCTAAATTACATGACAACACCATGACCATTTCGTTTGAAGCAGTGTCGTATGATGCTGGAACAGTTAGTCCAGAAACTGTGGAAGGCTTTGGCTTGGAGCATTATGATGTTACTCCTAGTCCGTTAGAAGGAGTAGTCGACTCCAATAGTCTAAGTCCAAGTTTTGTATCTCAACAAAATGTCACTGCCAACGGCGCTGAAACTTTAAATAATATTGTTGAATCTATTAACACATATCAAAATACGCAAGAAAAAGCAACTCAAGGAACTCCGGGTCTGTTGGTTACATCTACTACACAAACTGTTGGCGGCGTACAAGGCATAACATTCCCAGTTAAAACCGCTGAATCAAACACAACCGAAGCAAAAAAAGTTAATTTAGGATAAACTATGGCTAATAATTTACCACAACCACAGTCCAGCAAAGTTGATGCTAAACAATTTTTTGATAACTTCTTTGTACATGAAGTTACTTTTCCAGCCAACGAAATTGATGCAACTGTTGGATTTTTTATAAAGAGAGGATTTGATACAGACAGTGCCAGAAGCACAGCAATTATATTATTAAATCAAGCTCGGGTAGATGCAGTGAATGTTTTCACATTGCTGGATAGTCTCAAAGGACTAACTGATGTTCAGTTGGGTCAAGTGGTTGCACAGATATTAAATTCATACAGAGAAAAAACAAGTATACTTGGCTATCATATTTCTACAATAGCAGACACATACGAAAGTAGAAACATTTTAGTTTAAAATGTCAAAATTTGCCCGTGGAAAATTTGTAATGAAACAACCAGAAAAATATGTAGGAACTAAGATTCCTACATATAGAAGTAGCTGGGAGTGGAGTTTTATGAATTTTTGTGATACAAATAAAAGTGTACAAAAATGGGCAAGTGAAGCAATACAAATTCCCTACAGAGATCCGCTAACTGGTCGGCAAACTGTGTATGTTCCAGATTTCTTCATTCAGTACGTTGATAAAACCAACAAAATGATTGTGGAACTGATTGAAGTAAAACCTGCTAGCCAATCTATATTAGAACGGGTGGGCAAGAACAAATACAATCAAGCACAGTTTATCAAGAATCAAGCCAAGTGGGCCGCCGCCAATTTATGGTGTCGTCAACAAGGTATCAAGTTTAGAATACTCAATGAAAATGATTTGTTTCACACCGGCACTGCATAAGTAATAATATGAAGAAACTTGAAGAAATTTTAAACCTTCCCGAAAGCAAGAAAATTGTCAAGGAAGAAGAACAGAAAAAAATCAAAACTGAAGTTGCACCTTTATTGCGTGATATGAGCGAATTTGACAAAATCAGTGCGGCATTGCCCGCTGTAAAAGGCTTAGGAGATGCAAGTGATTCTGAATTTGATGCGCTTGCTCAACGTGCAACTGATGCATATGACGACTTAATGGATTTGGGCATGAACGTGGAAGCACGTTATAGCGGCAGAGTATTTGAAGTTGCCGCAACCATGCTTAAAAATGCCATTGACGCAAAAGCCGCCAAAATTGACAAAAAACTCAAGATGATTGAGCTCCAACTTAAGAAACAAAAGTTAGATAATGATTCAATGCAAGAAGACAACAGTGTTAGTATACCCGGAGATGGCTTTATTGTAGCAGATCGCAATAGTCTATTGGAAAAACTACGCAGTATGAAATAAATACATTATCAGGAATATACCATGAAATCATTTACCGAATATCTAGTAGAAAGCAAACGAGTCTACGAATTTAAGATTAAAATTGCCAAGGACTGCCCCAAGGACTGCGCCACTCTTATTAAATCTGCCCTGGCCGAATTCCATGTAGAATCGTGTAGCGCAGGAAAAACAACACCAATACAAGAAACCCAGATAGAATTTCCAAATCACCCCAATGTTGCTGTGACAATTTTTGATGTTGCAACAAACTATCCTGCAACTAGTTTACAAATTGCTAATATGATTGCAGAGAAGCTTCGTTTTTCAAAAGCTGATGTTCGCGTTCGTAATATGAAAGAAGAAGAAGAACTGGCTATTAATAATCAAAACGCTACTAAATCTGGAAAGTCTGTACTTACCACTGACTATGAAAACAGCGATAATCAAGGACTAGTAGGCGAAAAAAAGAAAGAAAACTTTCTTAAAGAATTAACAAAAACCAAAAAAGAACTAGAACAAGTCAAAGGGGTTAACGATACGTTACTGGCTAAAAAAGTTCCTGTTGAAAAACAACCTAAACAATCCAAAACAAAATCTACTGGAAACAAAAGTCCAATAGGAGGAAAATAACATGAACTTTACAGAATTATATCAAAGAATTCGTAGCATTGAAGAAGGTGCTCCATCGGAGCCAACTGCACCAGGCGGCGTTATCAAAACAAAAAATGCCGACGGTACTGTGTCATACAAGCCAAAGGTTCCGGGCGAAAGACTCAGTGCTACCCTGCCATCAAGCCAAGCCGCCAAAACTACAGATAAAACAGATAACACTAAAAAAGAACCAGCAACTGTAAATGAAACAAGAAGCGATTACACCGCTCAAGAAATGACTGATATGTTGAGTGGAAAAAGAAGTCAACAACAAGTTGATGCCGATGCTGAGAAAACACGTGGTCCAGATAAAAATGCAAAAAAAGTTAAAGAGCAACAGCTTGCAGAAGAATGTGGTGACATGCCCATGGGCATGATGGGCATGAGTAGTCATCAGGCACAACAAGATTCAGTCACCATGAACATCAGCATGAATGGCAGTGGTGCAGGCGGCATCCGCGACTTAATGAGCATCTTGCGCAATATTGAAAGTAGCGATAATGCAGATGTTCACAGTCATGACGTTAGTAAAATATTTGGTGGGGACATCACAGCCGGATTTGATGAAGAAATGTCGGACGGCGGATTTGGTGATGCCAGCACAACACCGGATCCTACCGTAAGTGGAATTGATGCTGTTACTGATATTGGCGCACCAATTAATGGCGGCGATCACCGCAAGCGTCAAGCTGGATTGCCACAAGGTGCACCAATGCATGAAACTTTAGTGGATCGGTTGTCAGCATTGTATAACGAAATCAAAGAAGCCAAAGAAGAAGAGTTTGATGCATTGAAACATGTTAAAAATCCTACCAAAGGCGAAAAAGAAGCTGCCAAAGATGTCAAACGTGGCAGTTATGCAGATCGTGCGGCCATGTTGAAATCAGCAGAAGCTGATGGTAGATTAAAAAAAGAAGCATACAATCCTAACTCAGTAGATGCTGAACATCGTCGTGGTTTAGAAAAATCGCAGGAAGACAGCTTAAAGAAAAAAGCAGCCGACGGAGATGAGTCAGCTAAGAAGCGGTTGCAAGCATTAAAAGATAAAAAAGAACGTATAAGTAACGATTACAACGCTCGTATGGAAAGATAAGCATTCCGTTCAAGATACCAAAAAAGCACCTTCGCGGTGCTTTTTTTATGTAAATAACGTATGGCAAAAAGTTTAGATGGTGTAATCACCAAGAAAGCACATACCCGAGAAAAGTTCACGGAAGATCAAGTTGTAGATTTATTAGCCTGCTCAGATCCAACCAACGGCTACTTGCATTTTTCTCGCAACCATTTTCATATACAGCATCCTGTGAAAGGCAAGATGTTGTTCTACCCATTTGAATATCAAGAACGACTATTACACAGTTATCATGATTTTCGATTCAACATCAACATGCTGCCACGGCAGAGTGGCAAGACCACTTGTGCATCAGCATACTTGTTATGGTTTGCAATGTTTCACCCAGATCAAACTATTCTAGTGGCCGCACACAAATACACAGGCGCACAGGAAATCATGCAACGTATCCGCTATGGGTACGAGCTATGCGATGATCATATCCGATGTGGTGTGGTCAGTTATAACAAAGGGAGTATAGACTTTGACAACGGCTCAAGAATTGTATCAGCTACTACTACTGGCAATACCGGTCGTGGTATGTCCATATCCTTACTATATTGCGATGAGTTTGCTTTCGTACAACCAAATATTGCTACTGAGTTTTGGACTTCAATATCCCCGACACTAGCAACTGGTGGTCGAGCAATTATTACATCAACGCCCAACAGCGACGAAGACGAGTTTGCTATCATCTGGAAAGAAAGTCAAGACACATTTGACGAATACGGTGATGTACGAACTGACGGCTTAGGACGTAATGGATTTCACGGATTCCGTGCAGAGTGGAACGAACACCCAGATCGAGATGATGAGTGGAAGCGTATTGAACTTGGGCGTATTGGTGAAGAACGATTCCGACGTGAATATGGTTGCGAATTCTTAGTTTATGATGAAACCTTAATCAGTTCATTGAAACTGGCAGAAATGATTGGCCGTGACCCAGTTGAAAAAATGGGGCAAGTGCGTTGGTACAAGAAGCCAGTTGGCGGAAACTTATATCTTGTAGCACTGGATCCCAGCTTGGGTACCGGCGGAGATTATGCCGCTATACAAGTGTTCGAATTACCTAGTTTTACACAAATAGCAGAATGGCAACATAATATTACTCCTGTACAGGGCCAAGTAAAAATATTTAGAGATATCATCAAGAGTTTAGAAGAAAAAATAGGCGCAGGATACCCCAACAGCATCTACTGGTCCTGCGAAAATAACACACTGGGTGAAGCAGCCTTGGTAGTTATCAAGGACTTGGGAGAGGATACTTTTCCAGGATTGTTTGTCAGCGAGCCAGTAAAGAAAGGGCACGTTCGCAAGTTCCGTAAAGGATTTAACACCACATTTGGCAATAAAATATCAGCTTGTGCCCGCTTGAAGTTTCTTATTGAAGAAAACAAGATGAAAATCCTCAGCAAAGCATTAATCAGCGAGCTTAAGAGTTTTATTGCTTCTGGCACAAGTTTTAAAGCCAAATCTGGGCAACATGACGATTTAGTAAGTGCATTGTTGTTGATCATAAGAATGAGCGTGGTGTTGGCAGATTGGGATCCTAGGGTGTTTGAAACACTCAGTGTAAACACAGAATTTGGTGAAGAATGGGACGCACCATTGCCTATATTTATTTCCTCAGGCATAGGATAAATACAACATGGATGCTAATTTAGATAAAATTGCTTTGGATTTGTACGGCAAGATTCAAACAAGGTTTTCCGATATAACTATTGGAGACGAAAATGCCAATGTGCTGAGTAAAAAGACAGATATTCCAAAAGCTAGATTCTTTGAATTTGAATACAAAGAAGACGGTGAAGACATTGGAACTGTTGCAATCACATTAGACACAGATGACGGCATAGTGATCGAAGTTAGCGGTGATATAGTAGAAAAACAACATCCAGGCGCATTTAAATTTATTAGAAGTTTTAGGAAATTTGCTAAAAATAGACTGTTAAATTATGATGTTCAGCGCATGGGTAAAAGCAATTTAGACAAAAGAGACTACCAGTTTCGAGCAAAAGTTAAGGATAATACAATTATGGAAAACAAGCTGTTTGGTACTGCTAGAATAAGCTACCAAGATTTAGGCGAAGCGCGATTAGTTATCAAACATAGTCAACCTGTTAACACAGAACTTGCCGCTGGCAGGACTATGCATATTGAAAGTATCTATATCGAAAATGCCGCTGGCGAACGTTTTCGTTATCCAACCAAGCATATCAACGGTGCTCGCGCACTGGCAGAGCATATCAAACACGGCGGTCATCCTTACGACGGCATTGGTATGCACATTTGTGGACTCAGTGAAGAACTTGCTAGCCTGCGCAAATTTAAAAACTATGTGGGTCGTCAAACACAACTGAGTGAAGCAATGGGCGAAGTTACCAGCAAGGTGATTGAACGTATTGAATCAGTTAAAAAAGAAATTCATAATTTACAGCGTTCCACATACTACGAGCAATTTGCAGAATCTTTTCAAAGTCAAGACGAGCAACTGATTCCCGAAGCGGTGATGGATGATTGGATTGATCGCTTGACTATACGCACATTCAACGAAGAATTAAAATCAGTATTTCCGTATATATATAGACTAGTTGACGGATCACAATTACCAGTTAAAGAATTAACAGCAGATGATTTATTAGCAGAAGACGACAAAGAAGATGTTGCTCCTTGGTACAAAGACAAAGCTGAACAAGATGCTGACAAGAAAAAATCTTCCTTCAAGAAGCCAAATAATCCAAATCGCACTGGTAAAGATGCTGCCAAAGCTCTTGCACAGAAGGGTATTCCTAAAACAGAAGCAATGGATCCAGAAGGTGCATTTGAATCATTTATGAATGGCATTGTGGAAGGTGACGATGAAGGGCTTGGTCTTTTTGATAAGAATGAAAAAGTTAGAAACAGCGCAATACAAGAATTGAATAGAATATTCCAGTCGCCAATGACTGGCGGCCCTGGCTCTAATATCAATATTATTGATACATTATCTAAATACTTGCCTGAAGTAGATCCAGTAACAGGCGAAGCACTATTTCCACTTGATGAGTTGAAAAAAGCTGATCCAGAATTAGATGTACGTGCTATTGTGCAAATGGAACTTGAAAGAATTTCTCAAGACAACGATGACATAGCACGTATTTTAAATTCCAATGCTATAGATTTTAGTGGCGACGATGAAATTGGCGGAGCAGATAGTGAAGCTCCTGCGGACGCTCCAGCCGCTCCAGAAGCACCAGCCGCTCCAGAAGCACCAGCCGCTCCAGCCGCTCCAGTTGCTGCCGCACCTGCACCAGAAGAATTACCAATTGCAGAAGGTATGGCATCATTAAAAGCAAAATTAATCAAAGCAGTGGAATGTGGTGCTGGCCCTGACACTGAATTAGATTTTGGCCACAAAAAGATGTCTTTGCTCAGCGCACTGCAAGAATGTGGTATCAATCCAGCCAGTGTAGGTTTTAAATCCAAAGAAAGCGGTGTAGAAGAAATATTAAAAAGTATCAGCGGCTTTTGGAACAGAGATGCTACCATTACTGAAGGCAACTTTACTATTGGACCTACCAGAGTTATTACAAAAATTATCAGTAATTTTAAAAACGGTAACTTTGAAAATGCAACCAAGGAAGATGTTGGCCGCGTGATTCAAATGGTTAAGAAAATGGATCCTCCCAGCAGTGTAAATCAGCCAGGCGATGAGCTGGGCCATATCAAACATTTGTCCGGAATGGGTGGTACTATTGACGAAGCGTCAGCAGAGTCCGCAGATGATTTTGCCAAACTGATAGCAGATTTTAAAGCAAAACATGCAGATGCTGACATCGACGAATTGGTACAGCAATACAAAGATCAAGAAACCAACAATGTTGCTGTCAACAGTCCTACCACAGCCACTCAAACTCCAGACCCGGCGGCACAAGCCAATCGAATAGCTGACAGGAGAGATGCTGAAGCAGGTGCTAATACAGTTGGCAAAGGCACAATAGACGGGCAACCAACTAGCCACGCAGATGCAATGGCCAAATTTAGAGACATTGCCAAAGGCATGAAATTAAAAATACCAGGCGCTGACGGACAAGATATGGATTTTGATTTTGACAATCCTGATAAGATGGGTTCACAGATTCAAAGCCACGTGGGCAACTTGATGAAAGGCATGATGGACAAAGTTCCACAAGGCCAACAAAAACTAGACATGCCAGGTTTTAGTGGTAGCATGGATCCACAGGCCATGATGAAAGGTATCATGGACAAGATGCCAAAAGGTAGCAACATGCCCGCTATGGAAAGCTCAGAACTAACAGCAATGCTTAAAATTGCAGGACTAAGATAAAGGACCGTTATGAAAAAAATTACAGAAAGCCAACTCAAAGATAGAGTAAACAGCTTAAGAGAATACTTGAAAGTCTACGAAAATCAGCAAACAGACGAAGGATGGTTTGACGATGCAGTTGGAGGAGTTAAAAAATTCTTTGGTGGTAACACTGCGGCAGCGGCAGCACCAGCGGCAGCACCAGCGGTTGCAGGTAAGCCAGGCGAAACTCCGCAAGCTCAAGCTCAAGCGTCGGCAGGACCAGGAGGAACTCCTCCTAAACCAGCGGCAAATGCTAGAGAACAACAATATAACACAGCATTAAAACAAATCCAAGATTTATATGCCAAAGCTAAAGTAGGATATCCTCCAAAGGATGATATCGTTCGTCAGCGTTATGGATTACCCCCAGCACTTCCTCCAATTGCACAATGGGATGGAAAAATGCCTCAATCTACCGGCGCAGATTTCTTAACACGCAATTTGTTTGGTCGTGATGGTAGCAAAGCAGTTGCAGGACAACAAGCAGTCAACAATATCAGCAATACTGCAAGTGCTAAATCAGATGCTGAAACTGAAGCAGATGTAAAAGAATTAGGTACACTAGTCGCGCAAGTAAAAGATATGTTAGCAGGCAAAGGACCATCGCCAGTTAGTCTATCTTCAACTCAACCGGTCAACAATGCTTCAAGCGGATATCACAGCACAACAAAATCAGCGGCAGCACCAGCTACTCTAGCAGAAAGTATGGTTCGTCTCAATAAAAA